CGGAGCTTTGGTTTTTACTCACGATGTACCGGGTACAGTTACTATTACTGACGCTACTGCTTGGGTTTCTCCTGTAGGAACTACAACTGAAGTTTTAGGATATGTAAACAACCCTGCATTAGTACCGGGAGCAGGTTACAACCGTTACCAAATCCGTTACCGTAAAGTGATTCGTCACAATGCTGTTACAGGTTTACAAGTTATCAAACCGGTTACTGCTTTGGTTTACATTGACAAAGATTTCGCAGGAACAGCTGCAACTGTTACTAAATTGACTTCAATCTTAAATGGCTCTTACACTCCTGTAGCTGACTTTTTGGGTTGTCCTGTTATGTAATAAAAAAATGCTAATTTTACAGGGTAGGGGATTCAGTTCCTCTACCCTTATTTAGTAAATTATGGAAGAAAAGGAAGCTAGAGTAATACTTTTCGGAATGGAGACAGAAGGAGACTTAAGAATAGAGTATCCGGAACTGTCTGAAATGCCTGAGTTTAAGGCACTTAAAGTAAAAGAAGTAAGACTTAGTTGGTTATTAGGAAACAGAACATCTCCTATTTACAAATTAAGCAAAAAAGAAAGGCTTGTCAGAGCTTTGGAATTGGTTTACGGAAGCAGATATGCTGAACATAAGGACGTTAAACTAATTTTAGAGTAGTATGTGTAAACGATAGAAACAAGCCTGATGGGTTTGTTGGGGATTGGATTAAGAAAGGAGAAATCTACACAGTTGTTGATGCAAAGAAGTTAGCTAGACAACGATTATCAATCGGATACAAGTTTGCTGAATTAAACATACACGAAAAATCAGTATTCCAATACTTCTTAGCAAATAGATTTCGTCCATACGATGAAGATGATGCTAAAGCGGAGGAAGCAGTACAAGAGTTGTTAGAAGAATCAATGGTTGACTTAGTAATGTAATTATGAAAACACTTATCATCATACTTTTCCCCTTCATTTGTTTTACTCAGCAAATGGAATTGCTTAAAGACCTAGACACATCAAGCAATCTATTGAGTATGGCTACATCAGCTAGAATTAATGGGTACAAAACAAAGTTTGACAACGAAGGCTTCTTCTTTACAGACAAAAAATCGTTTGTAGAGGTCGATGAAGATGGAGACTTTTTGTACTACGCGCCATATTCAACCGAAGAGTATCTAAGCTTAAAGAAAAAGCTTGACCAAGAATACGAATTAGTCCAAAGCGACTACTACAGCGATAGCAAGGACACCGAAATCATGTACATTGAATCATCTAGGCTTATTTGGCATCTGATGATTTTCAATGAGGACGGTGAAAAGCTTATAGCTTTAGCCTTAGAATCAAAATAAACAAGATGAGTACTTCCTCAACCTATTCGAGTAACAAGCTGAAACAAGTTTTAGAAAACAACACTCAGCATTTTATTATCAAATCTTTCTTGACAACCACTTTCGAATACGATAGGAAGATTCCTGAACATCACCTTTATTGGGTTAACCTAAATAAAGGAATAGATGAAGAGTCGATGAGGTATAAGTACCTGTCTAGTAAAAAAATGAATTCCAAAGAGCTACAATTCTTCCACGATAATATTCATAACTACAATGAAGAAATTCAAACAGATTCAGGCTCGGTATGGGAGCATAGAACTCTAGGATTTGATAAAGAACTAGTGAAATGTAGTATCGAAGACGCATTAGTTCAAAATCTTTAGCACTTTACCCGTAACCTTATCCACTCTAGCTAGCTTTACACGGTAATCTGTTTCTTTACATTGAACATAACGTGTAATTACATTCGCTTCTGTAGACAAAGACTTTATGTTTTCCGGTTCATACTTCGCATGAGCCACCGCGTTAATGTACGCAAAAGCAATAGCAAAAATAGCATCATCATAATCATATCTTGTATCAGCCGCTTGATATCTTGTTTGTCTATGTGTGTTTTGAGACTTCAAATCCTTCTCCACAAACGTCTTTAATTGCTCCCAAAGCCAAGGAACATCAATTCTATCCCCATACGCATCCAACAACTCCTCTATTTTAGCAATAATCCTAGGCGCTGTATTGGCTTTATTGGAAATACCAAACCATTTACCCCCATACATCTGTAAGTAATCAGGTAATTGAGCATTAGCAGTGAATTTATGCTTGAATCCGTGTATCTCTTGGAAATCGACATGCATATCACCAATATTGTTCTCTACTAATTCCTTTACACCACCTTTTCGCTGTTGGTCATAGTATAAACTTTGTAATAATACCTGTAGATACGTGTATTTGAACTTTCTGTCCCTATGGAATACCACTGAAGACACACAATTAGTGTAAGAATCCCATATCGCACTACACATCTTAGAATGTCCTGTTTCAGAATTGACGGGGTCAGTACCTTGATACCATCTATTCTTCCAAGTTTCTCCGCTTGGTGGATGATGTACAATCATAGCTGTAGTAGATACGTTATCTCGCTCACCGGTTTCTACCCATTTAGCCCCAATTATTTTAAAATCAGTAAGCAAATCAGGAGTTGGATGCGACATATCCATTACAGGCTCAAAGTATCCGTATTCAATTGGAACATCTTTTCCGTAAATTTCATTTAAGCGTTGATTACACATGTGTATTGGAACGAGCGTTCTTGCCTTCCTGATAAACATGTCGTCAATCGTAATTGGGTAGTGTTGGTGGAACTGTACTTTTGCAGCCTCCCCTTTTGCCGTTCCCTCAAGAGCCATGTATGCTTTCTTCTCTCTGCGGATATGCTCATCCGTAACCCCACGCCTAGCGTAAGCGTTAAAGAATAATGGTATAATTCCGTATTCATAATTTCCTTCTCTCCATTGTTGAAGACACATTTTAAATTCAGCCTCAAATACAGAGCCACCCTTATCCATTTCTCCACCTGTACCCCATGCAATAAATTGTTGTTGCATAGTCATCTTTCCTGTCTCAGGATTATACTTGAATAATGCAGGACGACCTTCACGCATCATCTCTCCAAAGATTTCAAATAAACCAATCTCATCGACAAACACAGCAGATGGAGAACCCCCGTTGATTGAATCTACAGCAGGGCTGTCAATTTGGAATCGGGATGCACCCCCATCGTCACGACCTTTTTTATCTCCTTTTTTATCAAAGGACATTACTTGGTCAGTCCAATTCTTTACCTCCATAGCGATAAAGTCAGGAATCTTAGTGTATGTCCATTTAACTTTATCTCGGAAAATCTCAATACCCTTCTCTTTTGAGTGGGTAACAAATTTGATGAAGTATGACTTGTTTAAGTTCACACGCTTCATCCCGGCTAAACACATCGTTGTAGTAAAACCAATTTGACGGGCTTTACCAATCATTAACGAGTAACCGCAGTCGTACAGGAATAGAAGAACCATCTGAGCGTCCCAAGCCCGGTATTTAAGCATACCGTTGTCAGACTTATCTTCTTTAATAAATCCATACTTATTACAGAAGTAAAGAGTGTTATCCTTACAGCGTTGTATCTCAGAATCTAACCAATCCCATTGGTCTTCTTCGTTATCAAAGTCAGTTATTTCAGACTTATCTTCTAGCCAAATTTTGGCTTGTTCGCAATATAGGTCAAAGGGCTTATACTTCTTTTTGTTTTGCCAACCTGAATTGATACTGTCTATCCAATCAACAAACTCTTTCGGATAATGGAACTCTTCATGATTGGGCTTCCACTGACTTGTCAGTATGCCCTTTGAACTAATACTGTCTTGAAAAACATCAAAACTCATTAGTCTGATTTATTTTATAGTGCAGCGCTAAGGCAAATGCTTAGTTTGGCACTGTTAGTTGAATTATTGTTGGCACTTACCACCGCCTGGTTTACACAAACCAACAGAGCTGTTTCTGCTAGTTTTTCCTGAAGCGTCTTTCATTGATTGTCGTCTGCCTTTGTTTGCTTTCATGTTAAGGGATGCTTGACTAATTTTGTCTCCAACTTTCTCTAGCTTCTCCTTCACATTGCTTACAACTCTTTTTACAGGGCTAAATTTATAGCTTTGTTCACCTTTGTTTTGGTTCTTTATAGCTTTTTTCATTTTGTGCTTCTGAACCATTTTCTTGATTCCTCCATCGCTAGCAGCTGAAGCAGAACCCATAGTCATTGATTTGTTTAATAGTGCCATTTTTTCTTTTCTTATTGATTTACTACTATAGTCTTTCTTCAGCATCTTGCTGTCTATGCCTGAAGTTTTTCCTAACATTATCCTTTTTTAGCTTTCATTAACGCTAATTGAATCTTGCCTTTAAGCGTTTTCATCTTAGGCTTTGAAGCAGAAAAATTCTGCGCTACTCTCTCAGTTTTTGGCATCGGAGCGTTATCAACTGCTTTAGCTTTCTTAGTTTTAAGCTTTAACACAGGTTCTGATGTAATTTTTTTATACATTCTTTTTACCGGTGGCTTAGAACTAGACTCAAACCGAGCATTGGTTTCAGGAATATCTCTCTGCAACTTGTAGTTAAACATTGATTTTCTTCTCTTTTCCTCTTCTTTTCTTCTAAGCTCTTCTCTTCTGTCTGTCCGAACTCTTCTTTCTATTGGTTCTCCCATGATTATTTATTTTAATTGTTTATTTCATTTAATTTATCCTGAATCATACCTCTGTAGTCTTTTTTAGAAACGTTTTTAATTATTTTTCCGTTATCTAATTTTCTAAACTCAGTAGTTTTTTTGTATTTGCCTTTTGTTTTTACCGAAAAAGAATTTTGTCTTTTGTCGTTTTTAACTGTTTGCTTAGCCTTAATTTTTGAGCCGAATCCTTTGAAAACTCTTGGGTCAGCGCCAACTTCAGGAAGGTCTTTTTCTTTAGCAATGCTGTTTCCTTTCTTTACGGCAGCATTCAATTTAGCTTTAATACTCATGATTTTAATTTAAATACATTTGATAATTTCTTTCTAACCTTGATTTTGTCAGGGAAATCGTTATTAGCTTCGTTAAGATGCTCCTTCAATTTCATCTTCTTAGGTTTCATCTTTTGAGAACGGTCATATACAGCAGGGAACTCCTCTCTCTTCTCGAAAGGGATTCTCTCTTGCTTATTAGCCGGCATACCTGCTTCATAAAAATTCTTAGCCATACAAAATCATTTGTCCAAAATTAAGCAAAAAATAAACGCACTTATTTAGCGCACCTTGCCATTAATGATTCGTAAATTCCTGAAATCGTAGTCTCCATTCATGTCTGTTTCTATTGTCGCGAACCCATGATTCCATTTGTTGTAAGGCATGTATTCAGGACTTAATCCGCGTAAAGAACCGATAGACCAAGTTGTTACAATGTTCCCATTCAAATCTTTTTCAGAATGCTCAGATGTTTGGTGATGGTGTCCTACCGCAGAAGATGCCTTTGCTCTCATGTAAAGACCTCTAGCAGCATTTACAGGTGAGAATACCGAATGACCAAATTCATGCCCGTGTAGGAGATTAAACTTACCAATTCGCGCCATCTGTTTTCCTTTAACTTCAGTAACTCCGAATTCGCCAAAGCGCAAGATATTGCATAAGTTAAAATCGTCAATACCTAAAAGTTCAGGAGCATTAAGACGAAGGTAGTTCTCCCAACGCTCTTCGTGATTACCCATCTTGAAATAGATAGGACAGTCGAATACTCGTTGTAGTTCTTTCAAAAACCCCCGTGTAATCTCCAATTCCCCGGCTAAGTCACGTAGTCTTCTGTCTTTAATGAATCTACTCCCTTGGTACATATCAATGGTATCTCCATTCAGGTAAACAAAGTTTGGTTTAAAGTTGATTCCGTAATTAATCGCAACCTCAAGGGCGTTATTATCTTGGTAAGGCAAATGAATATCATTCATAATCAAACCACGGTTATTTCCTTTAGGAACGATAAAGTCCGGCAACTCATCATAGTCCGACTCAGGTAAAGCAAATTTAGTCATAGCTAGTTTTTTTTCTTTTTTA